GTTGTAACAAAGTTAATTTTTTTGTTGTGGTATTCCATTTGAATTCTATAAATGAACCGAACATTCGTCCTACTAATTCTTGATATTGTGTGAAAAAGTTATATGTAGCTAGTCCGCCTAAATTAGAACCACTAAGCAAATATGTATTTGTATATGCAAGATTGAAAGGTTCAAATAGTGTGCCGCCGTCGCCGCCACCTGATCTAGAACCGATAGATCTTCTAAATATTTGACGTACTTCTACAATTTCACTAGGAAGTGTATACTCATTTTGGTCTTCCACTGTAGGCATGAAAAAATAAGCTTCTTCAACACTATTGTCAGATCTTTGTCTAAACTTTATGAAAGCTTTTTCTAAAGCAGTTTCATAATGGATAGGGTCAAGTTCTATATCAACCATACCTCCGCCTAGTAAGGTATGCACATAATCATAAATTTCTTGTTTTGTAGTAGTCGCCATTGGGTTTCTCCATACTATTTATGTTACTAAATACAGTATGCCGAGACTTAGTTTATATAAACCCGAAAAGGGCCCAGATTACGAATTCTTAGATAATCAAATCTTAGAAATGTTTACTGTAGGTGGAGTAGATATGCATCTACATAAACTTATGGGTCATAGCTTATCTGAAGCACAGATAGAAGACGGGGTAACAAATTTAGATGCATTGTCTGTTCAAGACATGTTGTTTCTAGAAAATAGAGACCGAAGTTACGAAAAAGATGTCTACACAATTAGATGTGTTTACAATGTAGCTGATTTAGATTTTGATTTAAGTCAGTTTGGAATGTTTTTAGCTAATGACACACTGTTTCTAACAGTCCATATAAGAAGCACAGTAAAAACTTTAGAAAGAAAAATTATCGCAGGAGATGTAATTGAACTTCCAGCATTGCGAGACGAGTATGCTTTAAACGATTCAAACTATGCATTAAAAAGATATTTTGTAGTTGAGGATGTAAGTCGTGCTTCACAGGGTTATACACAAACTTGGTATCCACACTTATATAGACTTAAACTTAAAAGATTGACAGATAGTCAAGAATTTAAAGACATACTTGATATCGAAAACGAAGATGGAACTTCAGTTCGTGATGATAACAGCGTTTTTGATGCAGAAGTTTTTATCAACAATAAAATTGTAGAAGAAGCAGAATTAAATGCCTTACTAAGTGGTTACGATACTGCACATTTCTTTACTATTCAAACTGACGAAAATGGCGACATAGAACTGTTAGAAACAAATAATGATGATATTTTAGATGATATGCGAAAGCCAGTAAAGTCTGGATATAAAGGTTACTTGTTAGGTGACGGATTACCACCAAATGGAACCCCGTTTGGCACTGGAATTTATTTTCCAACAAATGCAGAAGACGGTGATTATTTTCTACGAACAGATTATTTGCCTAATAGATTATTTAGATACACAACTGATAGATGGAATGTTATGGAAGACAACGTAAGACTTACACTAACAAATACAAATACACGTAATACTCAAAAGACATCCTTTATCAATAATACAAAAACTGATGTTATTGCCGGCGATACTGTTGAAGAGAGACAAAGTCTAAGCAAAGCTCTACGTCCAACAGAAGATTGAGAGATAAACAATGCAGCACTTTTACGATAATCAAATAAGAAGATATTTACTTCAAATGGTTAGGATGATGAGTAACTTTTATTGGACTGACGGTAGCAGTAATGAAAGACAGATACCCGTAGCATACGGAGACATGTCACGGCAGGTTGCTAATTTAATATCGCAAAATAGTGAAGCATCAATGCCAAGTATTCCTAGAATGGCTGTATATGTTACAGGACTAGCTATAGACGATAGTCGACGTGGTGATAGCTCCTATGTGAATAAACTCCATATACGAGAGAGACGTTATGATTCTGCAGGTAATGAGTACCTTGAGCAAGAAGGTAAAAACTACACTGTTGAAAGACTTATGCCTACTCCGTACACTTTAACTATGAATGTTGATATATGGAGTAGTAACACAGATCAAAAATTACAAATTTTAGAACAGATACTTGTTTTGTTTAATCCTAGTTTAGAATTACAAACTACAGACAACTATGTTGATTGGACTAGTTTAACAACGGTAAGACTAACAAATGTAAATTGGAGTAGTAGATCTATTCCGTCAGGTACAGATGATGCAATTGATATTTCTACTCTAACTTTTGAAACTCCTATTTTTATTAACCCTCCTGCAAAAGTAAAGAGACTAGGGGTTATTACAAATATTATTGCAAGTGTTTTCACAGAAGATACAGGAAATGTAGTAAATGGTTTAACAAAACCAGAAATAAATCAATACAAAGATAGCGACACATTAAACACAAATACAAATACAGTGATTAAATCCGATGGTAATAGCGGTATAGTAGAAGAAAGAACAAACGAAGGAATTTCTATTGGTGAAGCTGATGCTGTAATAGGTATAAATTATCAAGCTGCTAGTATCGTTGTTTTGAATAATACAGCAACTCTACAACGTGGCGAAGGATTACCTGACGTAACATGGGAAGGTTACATAAACGCATTACCTTTCCACTTCACAGACTATGTTACTACTATAAAATTACGTAGAGCAGATACAGGATATGAAATAAGCGGCACTGTGTCATTAAGTTCGAATGATCCCAGAGAGCTTGATATTAATTTTGATACTGATAGCACTCCGAGCGATACACTTTTAGAAGGTGAAAATGGCACTAGAGGCACAGTAGATTATATTGTAAATCCTAGGAATTTTGATCCAAGAAACGTGAGTAGTGAAAGCCCCCGTATTTTACTACTAGAAGCTATCAATACAAGTGTTAATGTAGGCCAGGATGTAGGTTCTACTCCGAACAATTACGTGTACGACGGACCAGACGCATGGAAGAATGCAGACGGGAGTGATTTCATTGCAGGTGCTAATGATATAGTAGAATGGACGGGCACGAAATGGAATGTAGTATTCGATGCAAGTGTTGCAAGTTTAGATAGTACAATAATATATACAACAAATATAAACACCAATATACAATATAAATTTGACCCCGACGAAGGCGAATGGTACAAGGCATTTGACGGAATTTACCATCCGGGAACATGGCGTCTAGACTACAATTGATAATATATATTATATGAGCAATATTAGGTGTAGCGGAGCAATGATTTATTCTCTTGCTACTAGACGATTTTTATTTTTATATAGAAAACAAAGTAAAAACAGCAATGTGTGGGGATTAGTTGGCGGCACTAACGAATATGAAGAGTCTCCGGGCGAAGCATTATATAGAGAAATTGACGAAGAAATAGGTAAAGTAAACATACTTAAAACAATACCTATCGAAACTTTCACAAGTAGAGACAAACGTTTTAAATATTATACTTACGTTTGCACAGTTGAAAACGAGTTTATACCTAAACTAAATGACGAACACTCTGGTTATGCATGGGCAAGTTATAACGACTGGCCTCAGCCTTTGCACCAAGGTATAGTAAAAACATTGAAAAGTAAAGTAATTAAAAATAAGTTTGAGACAATTTTTTCAGTGCTTCATTAAATGTCAATGTAATTATACAACTTAGGTTTAATAATTTCGTTTTGTTCTAGCCACTCAACAGCAAGTTTTTTTACATTATTATCACTGCTTTCGCTAAATTTACTGCTATCACTCAAGTGATCTAAATGATCATATAACATTTTTATAGCATCTCTATCCTGTTTTCCACTTAGCTTGATACGATTAAGTAAATCAAAAACCACTTGATTACCATGAGTAGTATTCATTCCAAATGTCATAAAGTTCTCACTTGTCGAAGTTATGAAGCACAGTAATAGGTTTTCCTAAATCTGGTGCAGAGGTAAATTGCAAATAATAACCATCTAAATAAGGACCGGTGCTAGATCCTGCTTTTAAAATAAATCCAGTGCCTGCTACATAGTTTGCAATGTTTGCGCCTGATGTATCAACTCCTAGTTCGAGTCTATTTGCTGCAGGAACGCTTTCAATATTATGACTTCCCGGGGACGACGAATCGTCAGTGTTTAACAGTTCTAGGTTATCGTCAGTGCTACTTTCAACCTGACTTACATACACTAGATCGCCTTGCGATAATCCATGAGTAGTAGCTGTTTGTATTACAGTTGTAGTGCCAACACTAATAATAGAGTCAATTTCGATTCTATTACCTGGATTTTGAACTATTGTGTAGTTAGTAGTTGCTAATTGAAAAACATTTTCAACAAGCACTATAATATTTTGCGCCGCTGCTGGATTTGGGTAATCACTGTCACCACTTGCTAATGGACCAAAAATAGTTTCAACAGCATCACCGTATCCTACTGTTTGCTGTGTGATAGTGGTAGGCTCTTTAAAGCGCATTTTACGTAAAGCGCCATTTTGATAACATTCAAACTCATTACTTGTTGTGTTGTAACGTATATGACCTTCAGTATAGCTTGTAGTAGCATCTGCTGTTGTACCTTTAGGCACTAACATCATATCTGTACTATCTAATACAACTTGACCGTTGATATCGTAGATTACACCCTTGCCTTCAACAGCAGCCCTGTTTGTAGTTTGACGTTTTAAGTATCTCATTATGCCACCATATAACTAATTGTAGCAGACAAACTTGTGCTTGCATTGTTAAACGTAACTACATCGGTTTCTTCTATTATAATTCTAGAAAAATCCCATACAAAAGTATCGCCTGCATCTACAGTAACAGAATTTGCAACTCTGTTTTCGTTATCAACTGATTCGCCATCTGGCCTAAAATGCAGATCAAATGATTGCGAAGAACCTGAGTTGTTACAAACAATTATATTCAAAATTGCATACTTTGTACTTGCTGGCACAGTCAATATGTCAGTGTTACCTGCTGCTAATGTTGCGTTTGCTATTGCCATTTTTTAAATCCTTAAAATAACATTGCAAAAAGCAATGCTTTATCTTTACTTATAAGTTCACTTGATGTGCTAGCACTGTTAATGAAGTGTAAACCGGTGTTGCCTGCTCCGACTGTATCACCATAAATTTTTACACCTTCGCTAGGCGCAGTTGGAGCTGATGCATCTTCTGCTTGGAATGTGGTGTTTGTGATAATAATTGCATCATCTGCTCTAATACTTCCTGTACCGCCGGCACTAAGAATAAGATCTGCACTTGTACTGTCCGCATTAAGCGTTGAAATTTGATTATCTTGTATTCTTATATTATGAAGCTCTGTACGATTAGAATAAAAATTAAATGGATTTAATCCATCTACTTCTACTGCTACTCTACTTTCTTGCAAAGTTACATCTTCGTCTAGCGCTCTTACTTTCGTATCAGCACTGACAATTTGATTAGCCCCTGTGACTGTAAGTCTATATGTAACTAGATCATTTACTGCTTTAGCGTTTGGTATAGCATCATCATCTATGATATAGCCGCCGCCAAGATCTACAATTATTCCGCTTGCATAACGATAAACGTTTTCTTCATAATTTGCTTCGCCAGCTACAGAAATATGACTACCAGGTGTAGTTAAATATAACGTGCCTTGTGCATGAATACTGTTTGTGCTTAATGGCAAGTGTGCACCTGTAGAGTCTTCTAGTTTAAAACTACCAGTGCCTGACGAGCCAGCAGTGTAAAATGCTGTTTGTTCATCAAAAACAATACGTGCATTATTAAGACTACCTCGGTCTAATTCAACTCCTGACTTATAATTAACAGATGCGTTTATACCAGCACCAGTTTCGCCATCGTTTAAAACAATTATATTATCGTCTATTGTAACAGTTTCTGATTCAACAGTAGTAGTTGTACCAAGAACTTGTAGGTTTCCTTTAATGACAGTGGTTCCTTGTATAGAACCACTGTCACCTGTGGTGTCAAGGGTAATGGTTCCTGAAGAACCGTTATCTACAACTATACTATAATCGTCGTTATGTACTCTAACAATCCTTGACATGTTTTACCCTTAAATTGCAGTAAGTCTTAGAATAGACTCTGTTGAGTCATCTTCAGTAGCCCATGTATAACGATTGCCATCATAGTCTATAGCAGTTCTGTTAAAAAGCTTTGCAATTGCAATTGCTCCGCCACCAGCGCCAATGCCAATAAGTTGACATTCAAAGTTAGCATTAGGTGCAGAACCGTCTGATGTTAGTCTACAAATTCTTGTGATTGTATCACCGTCGTTTGAACAGTTAAATTTGTTTGTGCCTCTTTGTGAAAGTATTTTACCTTCAATTAAACTAGAGCCATCGTGGAATCTAATTGGAATAGTTGGTGTAGCGTCAACACCTGTTGCGCCAAAATTTCTTTTATTTACTGGACGTCCCATTTTTTTCTCCTTTGTGACGTTCTAGGTCTACGCTGTGGGTACAGCATAAGTCCTCATCATTGAGGTTCTCTCTATGACATTGTATTTATCAACATAAGAGAAAAGGCATGCTGCAAAACAACATGCCTTTTTCTATAAAAAAATAGGTGAAGGATTAAGGATTACCTTCAATGGGTCTTTGGCAGACTCCTGTCTACTCGACCCAAACTTACCTGCATCTGCTAAGACGGGAAGCTATCCCCTTCGGTATTACTTTATCCGCATCTGCCACGGATTATTCAGTCAACCTATATTGTAACAACGTCTTGTTACAGTGTTTAATATACAGTCTTTGTTTATAAAGTCAACCAAAAAAAGTCAAAAAAATAGGGCCCGTAGGCCCTATTTTATAAAATAAACTTAACTTAGCTAAAGGATACGTTACCGTTAGTAATAGCAACCTCAGCTAGGTAGTCACCAGCGTTACCTAGCGACGAAGCAGTGTTAGAAAGCTCAACATAGCCGTAGCGTGTTAAGAAGCTAACTACTGGTTCGAATGTGCTAGGATCTAGTACCACACCACTTGACATTAGCGGGATGTATGGGCAATAGAACGCTGCTGCATCAGACTCGGAAGAACCTTTGTAACCAACAAGTACAGCTTGGCCGTCACCTGCATAGGTGTTTACGTAGATCTTCATAGCGTTGTTTAGAGTACCAACCATCTTTGTGTTAGTTGGTGCTTCGAAAGTACCTTCAGTTGTACGAGCGAACGCAGAAGTAGTTGCAGACTGAAGAATTGTAAGAGCGAATGGACTTACAACTGCCCAGTTACCTGCGCCACGACGTGTACGCTGTGCAATTAGGTTAGCTGCACGGTTAATTTGAACTGCAAGTGCTGCGTGCTCATCACCAACGAATGTAGCTGTACCAGACACTGCTGCCTGATCGTATGTTTCAACTGTACCAGCAAGTGTACCTAGGCTAG